ACAGTCACAAAAACTTGTGAACTATCTTTCTTTGGAGAGGTCAACTTTAAACCTAGCTTTTCATACAAACTAACAAGATACTCATCATTAGCATACACAGTTTGTGCGTATTCATCTATACAATGGACACCATCATCCCCGTAATCAGCGGGACGGACATGTTCAAAATACTTTGGAGCATTAGAAACCCAATGATGAAACTCATTCCATACATAAACTCCAGACCATAAATTGTATATGGAATTTCTAACAGCAGTCTAATAACAACCACTTGGCATGCTAGTAGTAATATACCAAATATCATCAAAATATACCATATAAAAACTTGAATAAATCAATCCAAGCATCCGGCGAACCTACCTCTCACGGACAGATCCACAGTACCAATCAGATATTTTATCAGATATCATTTCATGTACTATACCAAACTAATGCAAATCAAATCCAGAAACGTCATACATTATCAATTTTGAATTTTAAAAAGCATTCAAATAAACTGCCAAACGATGCCACTCACCACTGTAAGGATTGATACCTATACAAATTCCATTATAAATCTTAAAATCATACAACATTCGGCAGAAACCACAATTGTACATTTTATCAGCAATGACCTCATGCACAGGTGACGCATTGTAAACACGCGTCTTGCCCGCACGGACTTTAGCAATTGGTAATTTCTCATCCTTCAAAGATCCTGTAAGTATAGGAGGAGATCGAATGCCAACGGCACAATCATCAACTAACCTATCAACTGCTTCTTGCACTTCACGTGCAAAAACTGTATTGATGTTATACTTACCATTCTTTTCAGGAAATATCGCCTTCTTACTATGTCCAATCTTATTGTTTTGGCACCACGGGAGTCCAGGACTACTGACCATATTTAAAGATCCCATAGCCGGCTCTCCGACAATTCCACAAACAGCTTCCTAAAATGACAATAATCTCTTATATTCTGCTTTTGTTGGATCTATAGCAGAAAATATATATTCAAATACTTCTTCCAAAGCCTATTCCACTTTCCATGCAGGAGGAGGTGATACAAGATCACCACGTTTCATCATATGCAGAACAAATGGATCAATTCTCTCGCTACCTGACCAAAAAGGTTTCAGTTTCGCTATGTCTTTAGTTGGAGTATACCACTCCCCATAAAGGGAAGTCTTTCTAATCTTACTCACTCCAGCCGACCCAACAGGCTTAGGATATTTTCCTACATGAAT